TGCCCGGGCATAGCCTTCTAGATACTTTTGAAAATGTTTGCGACGAATTTTCCTCAATTGTATATTGAGATAGTTTAATACTGCTTCAATTTCCTGTAGCTGATTAAATCGGCGTTCAGTTATGCCTGGCAGATTGCTAATATTTTTTTCTACCAGGCCGCCAATGCTGCAGTCACGTCTAGCTTCATCTAGCTCGCCTTCGTAATAGGCAATAAAATCAGGAATGTTACCTAAATCACTTATAACTTTGCTATACCACATGTTCTAGTTCTTTCGTTAGCCAAGGAAATATTTTTTGCCAGTTTAGATTGCGACGGCGATCAATTTCGTTTAGGTGCGTGAGTAATTTAATTATTTCTTGTGTGTTTCTGCCTGCTTGTGCAATCTGACGACTGACTCCAAGCATGTAATTTTTTATTTCTTTCTGTTGCCAAGTATCTTCTGGCATAATACTTAGTATTTTTTTGAAATCGTTGTCAAAGAATCCTGCACCAAATATGTCAGGATTCATGTGTGAGGGAGTATTTACAGTGATCAAATGATGTCCTATTTCTCGTGACTGTCTGTGCCCATTGATGTATTCAATCAGTGCCGGTATGCTGGGCACAGACAAGGCCGATATGACCTGATTGATGTTCAGAGTGATCCAACGCTCTTTTACCAAGTATTCGAAATTTTCTCGCCATTGGTCAAGATTCAATCCGTGTCTGATATACTCCTGTTCTGGCCCCCAACAATCAATACTGGCTGTGAGATCAAAACGTTTGATTTTTCTAGTGGCCACTAGTTCACGTATGCGGGCGATGTAGTTTTTGAACTTTTCTGGTGCTATCATAAGATTACTGATAATATTAAATTCTAATTCAGCATTTTTATGATTGTACAGGAAATCCATACAGGTGTCAAATTGTCGTTGATAAAAAGGTTCTCCTCCCAGGATATGAAATCTGCGCACAGTGCTGTAGTGCTGATCCATCCAGATCCAAAATTCTTCAGTGAGTCTATCTTTCTCCAGATGTGGTTGGCTGATGTTGTCAATTACCAATCCGTTTTTTTCAAAACGACCATACCGACTATTTTCCTGCTGTATACGGCTACTGAATCGGTCTTCGCAATAGATACAGCTCATGTTGCATACATTGTCAAAGTAAACTTCTACTATGCGCGGAGTTACTTTAGTAGCTTGCAAATCCAATTCTAATTCCGGCGGTGTTAAGTCAGGCACATTGAGTTGCATAATGCGATCGCTGACTCCACCGGCGTCTTCAATTTTCTTGCAGTACTCGCAACCGCCTTGAGGCCATTGTCCTTGTAGCATGAGTTCTCTGTCGGCTATCTTTTTAGGTGTGTTGTGAAAATCTGCAAAGGTATCAACAGTCAGATCGGAACGGTTTACTCGATGGCAACTGTTGGTTTGACCGTTGTAAAGATAGATACTACTCCAGGTCCACTTGAGCTGGCAAGCTGTTTCAGACTGTATGGGGAAATACTTATTCATTTAGCCAATTTATAAAATGTGCAGGAAAATTTTGCAGATCTAAATTTCTTAAATCTGCGAAACGATAAAGATACTGTCGTAGTTTTTGTTTCTGTTCAACTGTGTGCTCCGCCTTGAGAGTATCTGACAGGTCTGGCATTAGATCGTTGTATAGAGCCTTGCTTGTAGGATCCAAAACACTGGCACTGAGATAGTCTGGATCATTGCAGTAGTTGATTATGTCGTGGCCTGTGCCAAACTCTGCGCGAAACTGTTGCAGGCCATGCACGGTCAAATTGCTTACCACTGTGCAAAATTTATATTTGAATCGACTGCGAATCAATTCTAAGTTTTGCAAAAATCTATTCCAGGTGTTGCCATATCTGTTGAATTGATAAAGTTGACCTATGTTTTCGGCACTGACCGTAAAGGTCACAGAGTCAGGCAAGCTATCCAACACACGTTTCAACCGACGAGTATCGACTCCTAGGCCAGTGAATATGTCCACCGGCGCGGTAAAGTCTGCCACTAGTTCAGACAGTCCATTGTATAGAAATGGCTCACCGCCGGTGATTTCAATCTGCCGGGCAGTTTTGATGTTGCGTATTTCATCCAGGATCAGTTGATAACTGTTGCTGGTTTTTATGGCATTTTGCCCCAATTTCAAAACTATACGATCATTGTTGTTGATTTCAAATCGGGTGTCGGGCAGATAAGGTCCGTTGGCTTCAATGTCACGCAACCAAGCTGTGCTGTATTGTTTGGTGCAGTAACTACAGGTCAAATTGCAATCACTTCCCAGATTGATGTGTAGCGTGGTTGGGTCAGCCACCACATGTGTTGGCTGGTAGGATTTCATCACAGTGCGTCGACTGGGCAGGCCAACACGTTCGGCTTTCCAACAGGTATCTTCACAGCTGGCCACCGGCTGATTGGCCAACATTTGTTCACGTTCGGTCTGTAGTGACTTGATATTGAACAGTTGCCCAGGATTATCACGCAACCAGGCCATATCAATTTTTTCTGGAGTAGCTGCACAACAAGACGCTACGGAACGACGTTCGGGTTCCACGGTCAACCACCAGAATTTTTGTGAGCAATAATAATTATCAATCATACAAAGCACACTTGTCTTACATGTTGCCGTTGGGATATTTCTTTGATCAATTGATCTCTAGGCATGGTTTCAATCAACCTGGCCACAGGCAGGCGATATGGTTTCACCGCCGGACTGTCAAAGTCGGATATTCCACGACGATCAAAAAAATCAAAGTGTTTTAAAAAATATTCTTTTATTTTGTCTAATCTGTTTTCAACATCCAAGTCGGATTCTTCAAACATGCGCACAACAAAATCGGCTGAGTAGTGTGAAAATGGTTTGAATGCCTCGTCAGCTATGTAGTTATCATTGTCGTTGGCAAGGTCTTCTACTGTTTTACCTATTTCGCAATAGTTCATACAAATGGTTCCAAATGGCGTGGATAACTTTCCGTACTCTTGTATCAGTTCCAGATCTAAGGTTTGTGTCTTGGGCAGGCCAAACCAGGTGCATACAAACCTGGGACGACTGCCTTTGCTTGCTGTTTCACAACGATGCACCGCCAAATTCAAATTGGCCAGAGCCCGACGCACCTGAGCTGGAGCACGGTGCCAGAATTCGTGATCTTGTTGATCCAACAGACCATGATACTCTTCAAATATATGGTGCAGATAATTCAGACAATCTTGGTCATCAACTGTGGTAAATTCTCGTTCAATGATTGGTTCAAAATCATTGATTACTGCAATACAATGCGTGATGAATGCTGTGGCTCGAGCAATTTCCTCTTCCGGAGAATTGAATCCATAAAATCTTTTGGCATCATCCAATGCATAGGCATCACGCAACCGCATGCGTTCTACCCATAGTTTGGCCACAGGAGTGTCTAGTACCTGGAAATGTAATTTGAATTGGTCAAACCCTAGTTCTATGCATAGTTGCATGTGCATTACCGTGCTTTGGATTATTCAATAATCCGTGTCGTCTTCCCAGTCTTTGTCCTCATCATCATCTTCGTCCTCATCGTCTTCAACATGGTCTTTGAGATAGTGTGCCAGGGCACCTTTGACGTCTGAGTCGCCTTTGAATGCATCTTTGATCTCGTCAGCAGATATATCGTTATCGATTAAGACCGAAACCATGGCTTCTGCAGCTTCGTCACGATCTACCTTGTTTACATAACGTTTAAGTTCTGCCCAAATTTCGCTCGCTAAATCTACTGACATATTATTCCTCCGTTGCTGTTTCTTCTGTACTTACCGTTTCCTTCTGATTGGAAAAATCGGCCATGACCTTGTCTAAACAACCGTCTTCGTTGGACTCCCAGGCCTTGCGGAACTGTTTGATGATCTCACCATCTGACGTTACAAACATCAAACGATTGCCGTCTTTCTTAAGTAGTCCTTTTTTCTCAGCCAAGTCAGTTAGACCACTGTAGGGATTCATGCCTGTTTCGTATGGAATCTTGACCTGCACACCTTCGAACGGTTTGGCATAGCGTGTTTTCATGACCTTGCAACCGGCGCGGATGCCCATGACTTCGCTAATCTTGTTGCCATCCTCATCTTCTTTGAGTTTCATTTTCTTCATGGCTACCACAATACTGCTTGCGTAGATAAAGCCCTGACCTCCAGAAATTTTATCATCTGGATCAAACATGTCTTGACTAGCATAGGTATGGTTGGTACACACAAGTCCTACGTTATAGCTACCAAACATGTTGACACAGTTCCGAACCAAGGCTGTAAGTGCCTTGGGCTTGCGACCCAAGTCGCCCTTCATTTCACCGGCATCAAACTGGTTCACGTCTGTGGGCGTCAACAACATGCCTAGACTGTCAATGATAAACATGACTTTTGGACGCTCGCCATCTGGAAGTGCTTTGTAGTCGGCCATGAATGTGCTAATTGTTTTGGCCACATCATCGATCATGGCCATTGAAATTTTCAGTAACTTGCTTTCGTCAGTATCAACACCCAAGGCCTTGAGCCAATCTTCGTCCAGCGCATTTTCACTGTCAATCAAGATAACAAAGATACCTTGTTGCTGTGCGTTACGAGCAATGTTGCCTGAGCAGATATAGCTCTTGCCTGCTCCAGACTCACCTGCAAACACAGTGACCTTGCCAAGGGGAATGCCCTTGTTGAAGTCGCCCGAGATAAGATAGTTCAAGGCATAATTGCCTGTTGAAATCCAGTCAGTGGGATCGTTGAATCCAATACTGAGACCGTCGATGCTTTTGGTGATATCCTTGCGGAATTTTGATACGTCAAATGGTTTGGCCATGATTACTTTCCTTCTTTAAGTTTGTATAATTCTGTAAAAATCTCACTGCTGTCTACTCCACGTCTCTGATCCATCTGAGACAACTGCTCAAAAGATCTAGACAAATTCTGTTCAATTGGTTCTTGTAAGTAATGCAACATGTTTCGATAACTGTCTTCCAACAAGTATCCCGGCTGTTCGGCAATACGCGATTCCAATTTAGTCTTTAGCAAGTTTAACACATGATTTGGTAAATGTCTAATATTTAGGTAGTCTGGTTCAAGCAAGGCACCAATTACAAAGCTGTTGTTGTGAAATCCTAGACCTTTCAAATAATCCACACAGTCAAATATGGTATCATAGTTCAATAAGAACCACAACATGTTAAAACTGATTCGATGATCCAGGTTACGTATGCGATCCAAATTTTCACCAAAGTCCGACCAAGATCCTCCAAAGCGTATGTACTCAAATTGTTCTGCTAAACTTTCTACACTCACAGTCCAATGTACATTTTGAAATTCGCACAGTCGATCAAACACCCCAGTATCAACCTTGCTGAGATT